AAAAGATTATAAGGTGCAGGTGCATACTGCATTGTCATTGTAGTTGTCGTAGGATTGGTTATTCTGTTTTGCTGAGTAGGAGCTATTTTTCTTGCTGGGTCATATTCGATACCAGTCATTTCAAAAGACATTCTAGGGAGTATTACTTCCGCCCTAAGTTCAGTAGCAGGATCAGGTAATTGTTTTATTCTAGACAAGAATTTTTGAGTCGGAGCATATGATAAAGGCACTCTAATAGTTTGAGTAACTGTGCCATCTTCTGCTCTTCTATCTATGTTGATATTATTAAAGATGTTACCAAAAGCAACAATAGCTTTTCTAATAGTTCCCCAATAAAATTTATTATTAAGCATTCTTATTAAAAACCTCACCAAACGGGTTTCTATCAGTAAAATCTAAAATATCGTTAATACCAGTATCAAAATATTCATTATCCGCAGCTTTATCTATACTAGTAGTTGTATATTCTTCTCTTATTACTATCGAAGGAGTTTCGTATTCCAATAAGAATTTGAAATTGCTTTCCAAAAGTATTTGGTAATTTTGTATATCCTGACCAATATCAGTAGTGAGATCATCAATCTCTTTAATGCCTGTATCAAACACTTCCGAACTGTACTGCATTAATTCACAGTATAATTTATAAACGTATAAATTACCGACTTGGAAAAAAGGATCCTTAGTTTCAACCTTTTTAATTTCAAATAAAGATTTAGTTAAAGGGAAATAAACAATGTCCCCTTCAGCTGGTCTATTAGATAAAATACTATCACCAGATTGACCTATAACTTGATCCCATCTTCTTCTGGATACTACAAAGGTAGCAGTATCTCTTATTTCCAAACCAAATTTGGTAAGTAATTCTCCATCACCACCAAATCCGTCAACATTTTCCAAATACATTTCCAAAGGTTGAGCAAAGGTATACGAATTCAAAACATCTTCATTTAAAATCAAATCTTCATTCTTTGTCTTTCTTGGTATATAATACGTATCAAAACCATAAATTTTAAGACACTCAATAATCAAATCTTCCATCAGTAGACTCTCTGAGCGTCTGCCCATTGGAACCCCTGATTGGAAATAAAAATTGGTAGCCATATGCTATTATTCTATTGACTTTCTATTGACACGGTGTTAGTATTCTCTATGAGCCTAGATGATAAGAATATTATCCCGTTATAAATTCAGGAGGCAATTCATATTTGCTCTGCATTTCACTCTCGAGATTAGTAATTTCATCTATTGCTTCTTGATATATTACTACTCCATTAAGTGTTACACCGCCAGGTAGTTGAACACCAGCAAATTTCTTAAGATTTTCTCCCCATTGACGTTTAATTAAAGCAGTTGCATATCTCTTTAAAAACATATCATTGTAAACATCTGTAAATGTATCTGGATCTAATATTCTATAGCATTCAACTATCATAAAATCACCTATAGTAGGATCAGCTTCCCAATCCATATCTACATATAATCTATTCATATGCCTATTATATCGAACAGCTTTTTGACCTACTAGTAATTGATTTATCAATTCAAGTTGTGTTTTCACTTGACTATAATATATCAAATCTGTTGACATTAAACTATACAAATCATTTATAAGTATTTGATATCTAATATCAAACATATTCATACCGTTTGATCTATTAGAAAAAGGAAACACCCTTGTTACACCAATAACTGAATCTGATATATTAAAATACTTATTATCATATACACCTAAACTTACAGAACTAAAGGTACCAGAAATAGCAGACGTTTGCCCAGTTATTGTTTCTCCTGCTATAAAGGTACCAGTAACATTATGCACTTTAACAGTAGTTGAATTTACAAGACCATGCACAATAGCAGTAGCACCTGATGTCATACCTTTTAAAGTTTCATCAGGTATAAAAAGATTAGCAACAAATGAAGATAGCACCATCGTAGAAGGTGTTATTTCGGCTTTAAGATAAGTTAATTCAGTACCATCAAAATGATACTCGCGCCAAAATTGTAAAGCATCGTCTATACGATCTTCTATCTGATCTTCATCCACATTGATTTCAATAACTGGATGACCTAATCTTCTTAAACAATAATCAATTAGATTCTGTCTGCTGGCTGGTGCTGTCATTTGTTTGAATCATTTCCTTTAGTTTATCTTGTGCAAATTTTAGTTGTGTTTCTAATATTAACACTTGATTACTAGTAGCATTTAATTTTTGTATAGTTTTATCTAATAATACTGTTAAAAACTTCTCATTCTCAGATTGTGTCATATCAATATGTGCCTCCATCCAAAACACCAAACACTGGTACACCTGTTGAACTTAATTGTAGGACATGCCCTGCGGAACCAGAAGCAAAGGCAAACGAAGTAGAAGTACTAGGATACATAATACTATTAGCGGTCAAACTAGTTTTTCCAGTACCACCATCTGTAACTGCTAAAGCTGATATTAAACTATAGATATTACCACCAGTAACATCAGAAACCAAAACACCTCTTGTATATCCTGCCCCTGCAGTGTTAACTACATCTGGTACAGTATCAGGGTCTGCTTGTAAACCTTGGAATAATTTAAATTTACCTGAATCTGATGCATCTCTAAACAGTCCAGCATATTTTGTACCTGTTGATGTATAAACACCAAAGAAACCTAAGTCTAATGAGTCAGCTGGATTTGCGTTACCTAATTTTAATAATGGATCTTCTACAACTGCTACGGCAGTATTAATGGTTGTTACCACGCCATTAACTAATAGATTACCACCTACCGTCAAATCATTAGTTACTGTTACATTATCAGGTAATCCAATTTGAATTAAGTTATTTGATACTGCAGTATTTACTTCATTTGCAGTACCAGCAATAGTTAAAGTGTCTGATAGTAAATTAACTGTATCTACACCAGAATCACCTGCAATAGTTAAAACTGTAGCAACGTTAGCATTTGCTGCCGCTGTTAATCTACCATATTGATCTACAGTAATTACTGGTATGGCAGTTGTGCCACCATATGTTTTAGCAGTTACACCAGTGTTTGATAAAGATATTAAAGGAGTGGCAGTTTCACCACCTTGCCCAGTAATTATTAAACCTGGACCTTGTAACAAATTAGCTAAATAATCGCCGGTTGTGTCTGTTCCCAACGTAACAGTATTTAATTGCACCGTAGTGTTTAAAGTTACGTTAGATGAGCCATCTATTGTTACGTTACCAGTAACATCTCCTGTCAAGGAAATAGTTCTAGCTACTGACCAAACATTTGCACTATTCGATAATGTTGTAGTGCCGGCGAAATAATTAGTAGAATCACGTCTAACTATAGTGAAAGGTGTGGCACTAGCAGTGGCTTCTTCAATTTGTTTTGTATAAAATTTTCCACCAATTCTATGAATAACATTTGCGCCAGATTCAACCGATTCGATATATAAAATAGCATTAGCACCATTGGTAATGGCATCTTGACTATATGCTAATTCACCTTCTACTAAGGTTGCATCTACTGGTGCAGCTGCTCCGCTAGATCTTTTTATTTGGATAATTGTAGCCATTTACTAACCTTTAATAAGTGCCGCCATCTATATTAATGATATTCACACTTTCAGATTGTATTTGTTGACTCACCCATTTATTTGTAACAGAATCATAAACTAAAGTATAACCATCTTGTAAATCAGTTGTGTTGACGTTTTTTAATGAATTTAAAGTAATGTTTTCCCCTGTATTCTTTCTAACTACTATAGACGCAGGGTTTTGGGTGCCTTGATTAACAACAACTACTCTGTTACTCATCTAGTAACCTCCGGCATAACAGTAACGATGCCTTCTATGACTCGAGTAACAACATTAGTATTAGAAACAACTTCAAGATCATAAACATATCTACCTGCTTTAACATTGGCAGAAACATTAGATAATAATGAAATAGTTATTTCACCATTTTGAGCATCAGAAATATTTGCTGTAAAACTAGTATTAGCTATAGAATAATATGATCTTCTCATCTGTGATCTGGCAGTATATCCTGTCAGATCTTTAGGGGATCCATCATCATTGTTGTAATTTATAGTAACTGAAAAATCTGAACCTTGGTCCAAAATTAAATTAGAAGTTACTGCCATTTAGTTTTCTCCATAATCTAATATTTATAAATTAAAGATTATCTAAATGCCGGCCCACCAATCCATATTACTAGTGTTTTTCGTTCACCTTTAAATACAGGATTTACCTTGTGCAGAGTATATGAGGGGAATCCTGCTATAAGTCCTCTTTCTTTTAATACTTCTTGTTCTTCACTAGAATTTTTTATTAAAAGTTCGCCGCCTTCATAAGATTCTGGATCAGATAGTTGTAAAACAATACTAAATTTTCTAGGCAATGTTGCGGTATAAGTAGCATCTATGTGCCAATCATAATGTCCTTGATAATCGCTACTATACACAGTATATTGAAAATCTTCTACGAAACCATAAAGATTAAAGTTGTAAAACTTATTATTTAATTCTCTACTGACCCAGGCAAGTTTTGAATATAACCAATCCGTATCTTTATTCTGATTTATCCATCCTACTTTGGATTTTCTAATATCTTTGACTACTTGTCCTCTTGTGTCCCCAACTAATGCTTCATCTAATTGTAAATTAGCATCACAATATTTGATAATATCATCTAATTCAGTATCAGTA